TTCTCAGCACAGGCAGGATTCTCTGCGACTGCTGCCATAAGGCGAGCTTGGGGTTTCCTTTTGTCTGGCACGGCTAATCCACCCTTGAACTGTTTTGGTTTCGTAAATACGAATTAGTGTCCATATGATAGTAAACAAAGCTGCTACGGTCGGTAATAAGTCCATCAATGTTCCTACTACGGTTACTATCGACAGTGCATCCGTTGCTTGTTTAACGCCTTCGCTTACATGCTCTTTCATTTTAGCATTTCCATTTTCTTAGGGATTTGTTGATCCGGCTATCAGGATCGTTAGCCGTTTTGGCAGATGTGAGTTTTTTCTTCATACCTGACATCCGTGCACAGAATGATTTCTTGCGTGAACCACCTTCTGGCTGGGGAGCTTTTAATCCAGGTTTCCCCGGATTTGCTGCGTTGTAAGATGCACGACCCTTCGCATTCAAGCCACCACTTGGGTTCTTGCCTTCCTTGCGTGTCCATGCGGGAGTCTTAGCCATTATGCAGCATCCTTTTTAGATTCGATAGAGCGCATGCGTGGGTACAACCAATCTTCTCCAAACGAGCCTTCAAACTCCTCAATGCCCATGTGTCCTAGCTTAATAGTTGGGTCAATCCATACTTCAAAACCTATCTCACGAGCACGGTCGCAGAAAAGGAAGTCTTCTCCGATGTAGCCTTCTGGGGTGGATTTAAAGTCAAAGAATGAATAGATCTCGTCGCCAACACGCTGCTCGTCACGGTAGAGCCACTCAGGGTGGGTTTCTTTCATCTTTAGGAATACTTCTCTACGAATTAACATAAACGCCGTAGCAGCACGTTTAGCACGAACTAGACCCATCGCATTCATAGATACGTTGCCGTCTTCGTCATGCTCGAGGGTGGAAATAAATACTTTGCCTTTCTTACGGGCAACTGGAATACCTGCAACGATGCCTTTCTTGGGGTCGATATTCCAAGCCATAAGACGGAAAATATCTTGTGCATCGAAGTTAATATCAGAGTCTATAAACATCAAGTCTGTGCAGTCAGACTCTACAAACTCTTTGGCTATTAGGTTACGTACACGAGAAACAACAGAGCACCCAGAAATATTTGCCATCTGGATCATTACGCCATGTTGTTGCGCCTGTACACAAAAAGAGGCTAGAGAAATCGCTAGCCTCGCAGACACCTTGTAGTCATAAGTAGGAAGACCAATCATAATCTTCCTACCCGCTAAGTTAAACGAAGCTTCGTTTTGTTCCATTGTTTACCCGTAGAAAACAGTTACAGTCATACCCGCTGGGGTTGTTGCATAGATACCCGAATCACAACGAATGCCTTCTCCGGGGATAACAATATTAGATGCCCCACCGGCGTTTGCTGGAATTACAACTGAAAATACTGTAGTACCGGCAGCTCCATTTTTTAAAGCCAAAGTACCACCGGCTGTAGGAACTCCAATAACCATGCCTTTGATACGAGCAGGACCAGCAAAAACAGCCGCATCGGTTTGAGCAGCGGCGATTGCCGTTGATTTTACGTCATATTGCATACCCATAATTAATCTCCAAAAAGTTAAAGAGGGCTAGGGAAAACCCTAACCCACCAGATTAATTATTAAACGTGGTTTGGAACTGACCGCCGTCCGAGTTACGTACAACGTATGTAACAACCAAAACTGAAGCACCCGATGTTGATCCACCAGCAATAGTTGCAGTAACGATAGCGTCTGTAGTTCCTACGTTAGCCATAAAAGCTGCACCAGTAGTGGCGATAGTAAAGACAGAAGTTCCAGCTGCCGAAGGATTCGTCAAACCAGACGTAATTGTAGTAGCGCCGCTAGATAGAGTAATCGTTGGGCTTGTGCCGCCAGCATAGCCAGTAGTTGTAATTAACTCAAAGTCTAAAACCAAAGCTCCAGCAGGAAGTGTGAATACGTTTGTTGCTCCGTTGGCAAAACCTAAAGTAGCATTTTGAGCGACTACGGTGCAGCCTGTGTTACGGATGGTTCCAGCAGTTGTGCCAGTAGTATTTTTTACGGTGCCCAATAGCCAAGGGCCTAAGTGAGTAGCGAAACCCATGAGATAACTCCTTTATGCAAAAGTCCCTATACCATCGTTGCATCGTCTGCTGGGGCAGTTGGTATAAGTCATCACCCAGATGTAGCGATAATACTATAAATAAAAAAGATATGCAAAGAAAAACCCCGCCTTTTGGGCGGGGTCTTGTACCACAAGAGGCGAATTAAGCGCCTAACGAACCCCACATACCGAGGGGATCAGACCAGCCGAAGCTGTAACGCTCACGAGACTTGTAACGAACGTTACCAGTGTCGAAGTCACCATCCATGCTGTTGCTCAAAGGAGTACGAACGAAATGCTTCATACCATTTGGAACATCGGTGGTTAAGAAGTAAGCATTGGGATCGGTCAAGAAGTGGTTAACGGTGTAACCCTCTGGAATCGAACCATTGTTCTTCAAAGCGTTGATGTCGTTGTCGGTTGTACCAACACGTAATTCAGTTTCGAGCAAACGAGTTGCAACGAACATGAGGCTAGGTGGAACAATCAACTTCTTAGGTTTAGCAGCGATCAAAAGACCACGCTCATCTGTCCAAGCAGCGATCTGAATAACAGCGGCTTCCAAGGAAGTTTCGTTCAAATCAGCAGCGGTAGATTGAGTATTGCTGTTGGTACCACCAGAAATCAAAGGATGGTTTGTTGCAAACAAAGGCACACCGTCACCACCGTAATACTGGGCAGAGTTGGTGAAACCGTTGTTTAACACAGCAGCAGCTTTAACCTGCTTGGTGTACGACATAGCACGAGCTAGAGCCTTAGTATAGCGAGCTGAGAGAGAATCATAGAGGTTGTCCTCAATTGCCTCTTCCGTCAAGCTAAAGCCTAGGGCGATAGTTTCGTGGCTGTATCGAGCTGTCCATGCTTCTTGTGCGTTGTCATAAGCGATGGCAGAACCCTCGTTTTTGACTGGTGCAGCGCTGAAGCCTGACAGTTTTGTTTCTTCTTCGAAGGAACGCTCAGAGGTCTCAGTTTCGTAGATCTCTTTGTGTTCTTCACCGTATCGAGCATACTCTAAGCCGAACAAAGCGTTCAAGCCAGGAAGGAGCTCTTTCAATAGTTGTGCGCGTGAAATAGCCATTTAATTAGCTCCTTAAGCTGAAGTGGTTGTGCCAGTGGCGTTGTAATAGGTGTGGTAGCCAAAGTTGAATTTGACAATCACTTCCGTATACGAGCCAGAAGCATTAACGGTCTCAGGAACTACGTCAACGATACGCAAAGGAGCGGTCGCCGAGGAAGTAGTTACAAAAGCACCTTGATAAGAATTACCTGAAGTTGAAGAACCGCCAGTAGCTGGCTGAGTAATTGCAACGTTCTGTCCAACAGCGGCACGGGTTAAACCAGAGATACTAGATCCGGTTGCGCCTGCACCACTAACTACTGCTACTTTGAACAAAGTATCAGGATCGTCCGCAACTACTGCTTCAATATCAGAGGCAACGATAGTAGCTGCATAGTATTGTGCGTAAGTAGGTTGCTTCGTGGTTGGGTTTGTATAATTGCAACCCAAGAAAATACCAACTGTGTCAGTTGCAGCGCTAGTTGTAGTAACACGGCTTAGAGTACCTGTTGCATTTAAGCGTACTACGTCACCATAAAAAATGGAAGTAGTAGTGCCAGAAGCAATAGGAATTAAGCGAGTTGAACCAGCAAACACCTGACCGCCAATCAAATTGATTGGTCTAAAGCCGTATGGGGCATCTACGGTAGGATAAGCCATTTAGAACTCCTAATTAAAATTAATTACCTTTTCCAAAGGTCGTCGAGGACTTACTCTCTTTAAAGAGCGGCATCCTTGGGTCACTTTGGCGCATAAGATTGTTGTCTACAGCCTCAGTCTGAGCTTCTGCTTGTCTAGCAAAATGTGAATTTCGCTGGTCAACAAACTCTTCTGGGGTCTTGCAAAGCAACAAACCACCGATCTCAATATTGTCCTTAAAGCGACTATTGGGGTCGATTAGCAGTTGAAATTTGGGTTGTTCTTCGATCCTTACTGGCTCCCAACCTTCACGTAGTTTTCCTGAAATATTACGTGGGTCTGGTGCGTTAAGTAACGAAACACGAATCCAGCGATAAGCATATCCAGCCTGTTTGTCAGGCTCTGGGAGCAACTCTGCAGGCATCCACTGCTGAGGACGTTCTTGAGTTGCACGGACATCTAATTCACGGGTAAGTCTTTTTTCAGCCATTTTGGGCCTCCAATTTAGTAAGTTCACGGGCGTATTGCTCGGGGGTTAGTCCAAGTTTTTTAGCTAACTGCAATTGCGTTTGCTTTAAACGTATCTGTTTGGATGACGTACTTCTTGTAGCCGGAGCAACAACCGTGTTTGGCTTAGCTTTTG